TTGCCGTCAGCCTTTCTGTTTCAGTTGAGTAATGCCGCTTTGGTAGATGCTCCTTTCGCGGTTAGAGTTCGCCCATTGTCTTAGGGTAGCACAGTTTCAAGTCAAAGTCAAGCACAATCTTTGCCTAGTGTTCCCTGATTTGCTCTACAGTTGCCCTAGTGTAGCCCTCATATGTCCTCATTGCCTAGGACGCAGGGGGGGTAGCAATAGGGTTCGGTGACTTGTTTTCTTGTCTTTAAAAAAAAAAAAAGTATATAAGAACCCAACCAAAGCACAACTACCCACACCCATAGCCTACCCCCAGGACTAGGCAATCAGAACATATGAGAGCTATTGTAGAGCTATTGTAGGGATAATCAGAAAACACTAGGGCATATTAGGCGACACTAGACCGCCGCGAATTCGACCGACCGTTCGCAACCGATAGCCCCGCATTCGCGTTGGAGAGCCCGCTGGTTCGTTTTCGGTGCTCGCCCCTTACCGCTCCCCCTGGAGAAGCCCGAAACCCGCCACGGGGGTCCGCAGCGGGTTTCGGAACGAACGGGGAACGACTAAGCGGCGTGTCCGTTTGCATTGCACTCCGCCAGGAAAGCCACCAGCGACGTTGCCTTGCGGCTGCCGCTTGCACCCTCCTTTGGAACGACCGCAACGGACAAGCGGTTATTCCACTTTCCACCCGACACGATTAACTCCATGTCGGCCGGGATTTCGCTGGCATGCTGAGCACGAAGGACATCGGTAAGCGTCTGCTTGTCCTTCTTTGCCCGATCAAGGGCCGCCTGCCAGCCGAACCAAGCATCTTTCCCCGCTTGGTTCAATGTCTTGGGGTCGATCTCTTGCCACTTAGCCTTGAATTGTTCAGCCATGACAAACTCCATCGTCAGGACCGTTCAATGCAAGGTAGCCCGTCCGGCTACCATGCCGAACGTGACGCCAAGGAAGCACCTCGATTGTGGCGAAAATAAGGCGTGAGCCATGTTTGTTCGCATTCCTACCATGCACGATTCGCATATCGGTCGTGGTTTGTTCGTTGTTCGTTCCGGTCCTGTTCACTGTAACATTTCTGCCACTTGACCCACCCGCCCCCAAAATTTACCACTTCAGGCGGCCAGAGAGGCCACGCGCAAATTTTTTAATAAAACCAACACCCATATCCTAGATGCGTCGTGTAATCTTGGGTAAGGATAATAGAAGAGAAGAGTGCGCAACTGCATTGTCTTCAAACCACCAATACCAAGCCGCTTCTTTCCACCAAGTAACAGCTTTGTGAACTACGTCTCCAGAGTCGGAAAGGAGTTTGCCAATGTAAGTGACATTCAATAACTTGGGGTGTGATAACGGGCCAGAAACGGAAAAGCCTTCTCTCCTTAGTAGAGAATAAGCATCTAGGATTCTATGTTGTTCCTGATTGCATATAACCAAATTCGATGGCATGTCATTTAAACTGTTCCCATCAATATGATGTACTTGCACACCTTGGGAAAGTCTTCCTTTCATGGCGAACATGGCAACCGCTCTGCTTCTCATGGTGTTTGCATAGGTAAAGTCAGGAAGTTGGATTGCTATTACGAACTCAACCCGGTTCTTACCTGATTTCTTTTTGAATGTTCCATGACTCATTAGAATCTCCCATTTCGGCCAATTAAATTGGCCTCATTATACTGTAGCATACTTTTGAAGAAAAGTCAAAAAGAATTTTCATCTTCCCTCTAGCTTAATCGCCTCATGAACCTATTTAAGAAAAGATTTCGCTTGACTTTTAATCGGACCTATGATACCCTGGCACAATGGGAGGAGTGTATCCAATGGTGACGCATGATTGGGCGGGGAAGGCCACCGAAGCAAATCGAAATAACCGAGGTTAAGGAATTAACCGAGGAAGAGGCTGCTTCGCTTCCGACGAAGGGTAATGTCTCGAACATTGCAAAGATTCGAGACTCCCACCATATGATTGCAAAGCTTCTCGCGATGGGCCTTCGCGTTTCAGAAGTTGCCCTTCGAACGGGCTATTCCGTGACTCGCATCTCAACGTTGAGTCGAAGCCCAATGATGAAAGACTTAATTGCTTACTACCGTAGCCTCGACACAACCGAGTTTATCCAAGAACGAGATGAATACTACGAAACGGTTGCGGCTACGCGAATAATGTCTGCTCGACTAATCAACGATAAACTCGGGGATTGCGAACCTGACGACATTTCATTCCGCGAACTGGTAATGATCCACTCCGACGCTGCCGACCGAACTGGCTATCCTAAGAGGCAGATTGCCGTCAATGTCAACCTGGACTTTGCGGCACGTCTGGACAAGGCGGTTGAACGTTCTAAGGTGCAACGGCTCAAGGTCATAGAGTCGAGCAACCTAAAGTCCGGGCCCGTGCTTAATATCGTGCCTGATCCCGGACCATCCAAACCAACCGAGCCAGACGGATTCAGGAGGCGGATCTAGAGGTGCGCTCAGGCAGCGTCTACCACGACTGATTGCCTTGAGTGCTGCGTGTGGGGTGGAGGTGCTCTTTTCGCCTTGACCGCCTTGCCCCACACGATTCTCCGTGTAGGCATTGGAAGACAAGCTTCTTGACTGGCTAGGCTCAACGTCAACCGATCCCCTCGCTTTCGTCTACGGTGCATTCCCTTGGCGAGAACCGGGAACGCTGGAGCCTTATGATGGACCAGAACCTTGGCAAGCCGACATCCTGCGGTTGGTACGAGATGGTTTGTCGGTTGACAAAGCAATACAAATGGCCACAGCCTCAGGCCATGGAGTTGGCAAGACTGCTCTTGTCTCTTGGCTCATACTGTGGGCAATCTCGACCAAGCCAGATACTAGAGGAGTTGTCACGGCTAACACGGAAACCCAACTCCGAACCAAGACCTGGGCAGAACTCGGAAAGTGGTATCACAGATTCATCGGAAAAGAATACTTCACCTTAACCGCAACCGCAATCTTTAGCATTGATCAAGCACATGAAAGAACGTGGCGAATCGACATGGTTCCGTGGTCAGAACGGAACACTGAGGCGTTCGCTGGATTGCATAACAAAGGCCGAAGGATACTGGTTATCTTCGACGAAGCGTCGGCCATCCCTGATGTTATCTGGGAAACTACCGAAGGTGCACTTACCGATAGTGAGACTGAGATTGTTTGGTGCGTCTTTGGGAATCCTACTCGAAACACAGGGCGCTTTAGAGAGTGCTTTCCAGGTCAACGGTTTGCCTCGGTATGGAAGACTAAACAGGTCGACTCGCGTGAGGTTAGCCTCACGAATAAGGAACAGATTCGTTCGTGGATTGACGCATACGGCGAGGACTCGGATTTCGTCAGGATACGTGTTCGGGGTGTGTTTCCCCGAACGGGCGAAATGGAGTTTATCTCAGCCACCGATGTTGAGGAAGCTGCTCGTCGCGAAGCGCTGAGTCTCCCCAATGATGCCCTAGTAATTGGGGTTGACGTCGCTCGATATGGTTCAAACGAATCCGTCATATTCTTCCGTAAAGGTCGGGATGCCCGAAGCATACCTCCACTTCGGTATCGCGGCCTTTCGACGGTAGACCTTGCTGGCCGTATCAGTGAGGTCTACCATCAATACCGAACAGATGCAATCTTTGTGGACGGTGGTGGCGTTGGTGGTGGCGTCGTCGATGCCGTTAGAGCTTTGCATCTTCACTGCTTTGACATTCAGTTTGGCTCCAAGCCCGATGCGGTTGGTTGGGCTACCGGCTCTGATGGGGAGCGGTACGCCAACAAACGAGCGGAGATGTGGGGTTCAATGCGAGCATGGCTCAAGGGTGGTTCAATCCCAGCCATGGACGACCTGCGTGCCCAGCTTGTTGGCCCCACATACACCTTCAACCTCCGACAAGAAATTGTGTTGGAGAAGAAAGAAGATATGACGAAACGTGGTCTGGAATCTCCGGACCTTGCGGATGCTCTCGCCTTAACGTTCGCCCTCCCAGTCGCTTCACATGCAAACGCGGGTGGAGAGCATCCGCAAAAGCCGCTTGTCGAGTCCGAGTACAACCCATTCGACGAAAAGCACATGAAGGAGGCAGCATGAGCTTCTTCAGCCCTTCTCCACCTCCAGCACCTCCACCACCAGTGATTCCAGCCGCTCCATCTCCACCTCCAGCCTTTGGAACCCAACCGGAAGCGACGAGTAAACCAACAAGGAGGTCAACCGTTCCGACCTTCCTTGGTACTGCAATGGCTCCAACGAGAGGGCCAGGAACAACCCTTGGAGGCGCTTAAGTGCCAACCACGTTTCTAGGAGGCGAGGTGCCAACGGTTCCGCAACGCGATCCTGAACTCGACGTTGCCCAAGGACGGCAGCAGCTTGCTTGGTTAGATCAGATCTTCCCAAGTCTATTCGGCAAAGCAAAGGAGCCAGAGCCATCGCCGGTTGCTTACGGACCACCAATGCCATCAAGGACAGCAGAACGTGCCCTTGGTACAACGGCAGAGGATCCTCAACTGAAGATGGGCCAATACACCGCAGAATACCCAGGTCCATCTGAGGTCACCAGAGCTAAGAAAACCGGCCTTGCCTACGGCACTCCGATGGAAGCGTATATGGAAGGAAAGGGCAAGGTAAGCTTAGTGACCTTCGAGGAGATGCTAAAGAAGAAGACTCCCGAGGCTCCGGCCGGTCATCCTGTGCCAGCAACGGGGAAGCAAGAGGAAGCACTTCAGAAAGGCTGGCTTGCTTCTCGAAGAAGCTCCGTTGCCCAGCTTGGCTTCTCCCCGACGCACACCTCAATGACCGACGACCCGACGCAGAGATTAAACGTAGCTGGCCTATATACCTCCCAGACTGCCAAAGGAAAACCAGCGGATCAGATATGGTTCGACGTAGGCAATCCGTCAGCTGTAGTCCACGAGTCGATGCACCGTGGTATTGAGATGCTCCGGAAAGAGGGTTTGCTTCCTGAGAAGCTAACCTATCATCAGGATGAATTGATGGTTCGAGCTTTAATGCTTCATCATTTCAAGGACATTGAGGCTGTCGGATCTGGTGGCGTTCGATACCCCGACATAACGGAAGCTGAGCAGAAGATTTCCAAAAGTCAGATCAATGCTTTGGAGAAGGCTGCCGCTGACTACATTGCTAAGAAACATCCAATGGGACCACGCTAATGCCAAACGGAAACGGTGCTAAACTCGGACCAGACACCTCCCAACAGGTTGGTGGCTTTGGGCCTTATGGAGCCGGTCAACTCGGTGGTCAACGGCAAGGGCCATCATTAACCAACATCCTCATGGCCGCTTCGGACATGGCTGATCGACGACAACAGGAACGTGAAGCGGGGGCATCGAAGGTTGGAGCAACCGGAATCAAACGACCTAACCGTGGTGCTCGACGAAGCTCAATTAGGGGGATGGTTCGATGATGCTTCGCTTTGACGTTGAGTTCTTCGGCGGGATGCTGCTTGGAATCATTATCGGTGCAGCTGCGTGTTCTTTCCCGGCGTGACATAGGACGCAAGATGAGTTGTGAACTCCGAAAAGACCGCAAATACTGGGCAGAGCCGCAGACCGACATCGTGCAGCGACTGCGCGCAGAAATTGAGCAGCAGGCCAAGGTTTATTGGGAACAGGTGGCCGAGATCGAGCGGCTGACTAAAGAAGTCGACCAGTACCGCGCCGTTGTCACCAAGAATGAAGCTAAACTGCTCATCGAGATCGAGCGGCTGAGGGCGGAATTGGCAGTTGCCAAGGTGCCGACGCACAACTCTGGTCTTTTCGTCCTTGAATGGATGCTTTGATAATGCCCATCCCGCTGACCCCAGGCCGACTTGAGCTTCGACGCCATGTCGAAGGCAGACTCATTGGCTTGCGGGTCAACCGTTACTCTTGGTGGGTTCACGCGAGAGAACTGGCAGACTACTTCCTGCCTAGGAGGTACAAATTCCTAATCACACCCAATATGATGAGCAGAGGCTCTCCAATCAACCAACATATGTTGGACTCAACTGGCACACTTGCTGCACGGAACCTCTCGTCTGGGATGATGTCTGGGGTTTCTTCACCAACACGCCAATGGTTCAAATTGAAAATCGGCCATATCGATTCTACGCAGACATCTCCCATTTCTTTATGGCTCGCAGAATGCGAACGGCTGATGATGCTGGTGATGCAAGAGTCGAACTTCTACCAAGCGATGGCCGTCGTCTACTTCGATCTCGTTATCTTTGGTACCGCTTGTATTCTGATCTATGAGGATCCAACCGATGTTATTCGCTGTTTCACTCCATGCTTTGGGGAGTTCTACGTCGATAATGACGGCATGTTCCGCCCCCTCATATTTTACCGAGAATTCACCCTCACTATTGATCAGTTGGTCGACTGTTTCGGATTCGACAATGTTTCTCCAGCCATGCAACGACAATACGAAACTGGTCAAAAAGCTGGAGCACAGCTAACCCGCGAATTGGTTGTCGCCCACGCAATAGAGCCAAACAATGACGCATACAAGTACGAATTTCCAGATCACTTTAAGTATCGGGAATGCTATTGGGAATGGGGAGGCTCCGCTAGTCCGCAGGGCGGGAGCAGCTTTGCGCCTGGCTTTCTCTCACTACGTGGCTTCAATGAAGCGCCACACATTATTGTCAGATGGGACCTTGTGTCAAATGATGCTTATGGACGAAGCCCAGCAATGGACGCTCTTGGTGACGTTAAGCAGCTCCAACAAGAAGTCCGAAGAAAAGCCCAAGCCATAGACAAGCACGTTAACCCCCCAATGGTAGCAGACATTCAGTTAAAGAACCAACCTGCCTCGCTTCTTCCTGGTGGCGTCACTTACGTCAGTGGAATGATGACACATGGTAACGCTGGCTTTAGTCCTGCTTACGGAACGTGGAAGCCAGATGTTGCCGCGATGACTCAAGACCTTGCAGAGATTCGGGAACGAATCAAGCGGATCTTCTTTAACGATCTTTTCCAGGTTGCGAGCCAATACGAAACTCGCTCCAATGTTACCGCGGTTGAGTGGGACATGCGAAAGTCTGAAGCCTTAGTAATGCTTGGCCCCGTGTTGGAGAGGATTCAAGATGAGCTGCTGTCTCCTGCAATCGACCGGATCTTTGCAATTATGTCTCGGCGAGGAGTTCTGCCTCCTGCGCCCCCAGAAATCCAAGGAACCAACATCAACATCGAATACGTCAGTATGCTCTCCCTCGCCCAAGCTGCCGCTAGTACAACAGGCATTGAACGTGTCCTCCAACTTGCAGGAAGTCTTGCCGGGGTTGACCCTGCTGTAATGGACAACATTGATATCGACTTTACCCTCGATAAGTATTCCAGCTTGATGAACAATGACCCAAGAATGATTCGGTCATCCCAAGCATTACAACAGATTCGGCAGCAAAGAGCACAGCAACAGCAACAGGCGCAACAGGCCGAGATGGCCGAGAAGATGGCGGCGGGTGCGAAGACATTATCTGAAACTAGCGTTGGAGGTGGTCAGAATGCGCTCCAGCAAATGATTGGAGCAAGGCCATGATTGTGTTCCTTCTGCTCGTTCATTCTTGGTATCCATTAGACTGCTGTGCAGATCGGGACTGCCATCCAATCGACTGCAAGCAGTTCGTTTCGTTTGACGATGGTACCGTTGCCTATCACGGCTGGATGATTCCAAAGTCTCGCATTCGTACGTCACAAGATAATGACTGTCACATTTGCGTCAGCAAGTCTCTTGGTTCGGTTAACTGTGTCTTCTTTCCAGGCTTAGCATGAGTGACCAATACAATGCATCAGAACGACGAGATGTTAAGCAAGCAGCTAAGCAGGCTAGACTTGCCGATAGACAGCGGGAAGAGATCATGCAAGGCATCATGTCTCTTCCTCCCGGCCGTAGCTGGATGCTTGACATACTTGAAGCTTGTCACATCTTTGCTTCCAGCTTTACTATCAACACTAAGGCTACTGCATTCAATGAAGGCCAACGAAGTATCGGGCTTCGACTTCTTGGAGACATCATGAAGGCTTGCCCAGATCAGTACGTTCAGATGATGAGGGAAAGAAATGAACGAGACAACACAAAC